CATCACTGCACCTCCCTGTCAGTTTTGAATTGAACATATTGCGTGACGCCATCAAACGCCTCGTCAAATTGAGAATACATAGTGTCCGCAATTCGCATCACGCTGTTAGAAAACTCTATCCAGCACATGTGGCAGTCCCAAGTGAAGGAAGCCAGAGCCAACAACTGGTCCTTACCATCGTCATCCCAATCCCTTACCTTGATGATTTCAATCTGGGCATGTGCGCCATCGATCATGTGTCTATGTCCCATCACTACACCTCCTACCAAGACGCTCTGTATTCAACGTATTTAAAAAAAGACGGATCTTTTTTATCCAACCAGTCGGCAGCGGCATCAAAGATCTTCGCATCTTCCTCCGCCTCATCTCGACAGTCGGCCCACCAATCCTCGTCACCAAAGAAAAACCCATGACATTCCTCATCATCAGGAAACTCTCCGTCACGCAGCGCAGCCGCTATCAGTCGCAGATCCTTCGGGGTCAGTTCGATTGGCCTACAGTCGTCCTCACCATCGTTGAATTTCTCAACGATCATATGATGCAGCGGCGCATGTTTGCGCCAGTAACCAATCTCTAGCTGTTCCTTAATCAAAGGGAACCCATCAATCATAATTGGCTCAACCTTGCCACCATCGTCATTCCAAGTGGAAAGATATCTGCTTCCATTCAAATGCATATCAAGTCCCATCACTGCACCTCCCAATCACTTACGCTTTTAAGTCTAGGGTTTTGGATCAGGTTCTGAAGATCAATCAAATCCTCCGCTACCTGCGTGAAACTATATGTCCCCGTCTGTTGAATGATGGTGACCCTGCGCTCACGGTCACCCCTCTTCTTTGTCTGTTCAAACATCTTGAACTCCGTGCCATACAAAAGCACAGGCTGGTCAAGAGCAGGATCAAGAGAGTCATCAACCATAGTCAATTTCATTCTAATCATCACACCGTCTCCACTTGCTCAATGTTGTCACAATAGTTTTTCTCCAGATGCCGACACACGCCCAACCAAGTGGTCGCAGTATCAGGACCAATGTCAGCAGCAATCCCATCCATGCCCTCGTCCTCACAGACCAAAGCATAATTCGCAAAGGGATCGACCTTGCCATAGCAAAGGGTCTCACCCCCATCCTTGCGCTTGTAAATATAGTCAGCCATTAGTAACAACCCTCCCCATTAAACACTGGCTTACGCTTGCCAAAATCAATGAACACACCACGATCACTCAACTCCTCAAGATACTTGGTCGCATAGACCATGTTCCAATGACCCTTGGTGTGACCCAAAGAAGTCATGCTCGTGTGCATGGCATTCGCGTACCATACCTGAAGCTGCTCATCACTCGCCTCTGCGATCTTTGTCTTTAACCATTGCATCGTCTCTCTACCTCCTTGCAACTCGGACCTCGGTGGTTTATTCTGGGTCCATCCCATGTGGTTACATATAGTCTTTAATGGAGAATCACATATAATCCCATACAATGCAAACACTTTTTTTCACGTTGTTTACTTTTCTATAGTGTTTTTTCACGGATAAAGTTTTTTTTATTTTTTTTTTTCAAATTAGGTGTTAGGAGTGTTAGGAGTGTTAGGAGTGTTGTTTTTATTGGGTTATTCTCCTTACACTTCCTAACGTTCATAACACTTCATAGGCCTCGGAGTCCGCCGCGCGTTGCTTTTTTGGTTTTGTTGAGGTTACCCGTGGAAAAACACTATAGGAGAATTTGACTTGGCAAAGGTTGGAAGACCAGCAGGATTGACACAACGTCAGCGAGAGTTTGCAAAGCATTATGTCGAGGGGCGCAACAGCAATGCTGGCTGCGCTAGGTTGGCTGGGTACGCGACTGACTCGGCAGCGCAGCATGCCGCAAAACTTCTTGACGGAAAATCTTATCCGGCTGTCGTGGAGTTGATCAAAGAACTTCGGGAAGATAGACAGAAAAGATATGGTGTGACATTGGTCGGTCAGTTGAAACGCCTAGACGAACTGTCGAGGGGCGCGGAGGAAGAGGGACAATTCTCTGCCGCCATTAACGCAGAGAAGATTCGATCTGCACTTGGTGGGCTGACGATTGATAGACGTGAGCAGCAGCACATTCACCAGCTTGATAAGCTGTCGCGTGAAGAGATTGTCTCTCGACTTGCTGATCTACGAAAGCAGCACCCACATGCCTTTGATGACATGAAGAGGATTGAAGATGCCAAAGACAGAGAAATCACTGTGGACTTCATTGAGACAAAAACTCCCGAAAAAGTCTCATTATCAGAGGATTGAGAACCGTGTCGGGGAGGGTATGCCCGACACATATTTGTGCATGGACGGGGTTCCAATCTGGCTTGAATTAAAAATAATTAAAAACAGCCGCGTTAGGCTGTCAAAGTCCCAGATCGCGTGGCATTTGGGGCATACGCGCTGTAATGGCGTAAGTTTTTTCTTGCTCCACTGCCCCTCTAAGGGCGATGCACTTTTGTTTGACGGGGGTTTAGCGCCGGAGTTGCAAGGTTCACGGATCGATGTCCTGCGCCCTGCGGCCCTATATGATGGTCCGTTGTCGGGGTTGCCCTGCGCCCTGCGGGCCAAGGCTGTAGATGCGTGGTCCTGCGTCCTGCGTCCTGCGTCCCCGTGATATAAAAACAGGACGCAAAGCCCTGTGGCCCTGCGTCCTGCGTGTCATATGTCATGGAGAAAGACATAAGAAAAAGTACCACGGTCCGAGGACCGTGGCAATGGTGTCAGTGTTGTTTGTATGTGACATTGGAGACCGAGCGATCCCAACATGCTCGGCATGGACCGCATTTTCCATCTTGTGTGGGGGCTGGGCATAGGTGCCCGGTGATCTTGCCCGCGCTGCCGGCGACCGTGCTAGTGTTCTGCCATGCTTTGGGGGCTGGTCCGTCTATCATATGCGCAGACATGCGAAGTGTGACATTGTCCGGCAGGTTGCGAACCCGCAGCACATCGGCCCAGATCTTATATTCGCGGCTTGGGATCCAATGTTTTTTATTCGGTGTTGCTTCGCAAACATCTAGAATGTTGTGACCCATGCGCGAATCTTCGACATCGCCAGAATCGAACCACCTAAATTCTGGTGTCCGTAGTCGATTAAGAACCGCGACCATGCGCGGGACAAAATCAATGGCATGGAAAAAATCTTCCCTGCGTACCATCGCGGCTCGCACGTTTGGCATGTTGTACATGCCCTTTAATGCATAGCATTTTTCGCATGTAGATCCTTTGACTAGGCGAAGCTTCGCGCCTACGTTGCACAACCTGGCATCGCGCGAGATGCTATGTCCTGGCATTTTACTCACATTAGATAGAAGTTTTTTGTCGTCCATTTATTCCTCCATTTATGACCCGTTTATTATATAGGAAAATCCCATATATGCAACCCCTGCGTCCTGCGTCCTGCGCCCCTGTGTGATATGGGGCAGGCACAAAAAATCAGGACCGGCTTGCGCCGGTCCTGAAGTCATCAGCTTCCTTCCGGGCGGACGATGACCTCAAGCGCGTATTCAACGCTCTGTAGGTCGGAGATCGCGGTCTCAATTTCCTCCATCAGATCCTCGGAGTGAACTCGATGATCCAAAGGAAGATCCTCCAACATAGAAATGGCCTCAGAAACGCGGGCATTAGCCGCGTCTATACGATCAATAATGTTTTCTGATTTAGTCAATATAACCTCCATAGTTATGACTCTTAGATCCTAGCATATTATCCCATATGTACAAAGGAAAAGCAGCGCAGCGCGTACGGTATAATAATACCGTATGGCCCTGCGGCCTGCGCCCTGCGTCCCTATATGTCGGGCGCAGGCCCGCAAAGAAAAGACCCCCAGACCGAAGTCTGGGGGCAAGTCATGGGAGGTTCGCACGGTACTTTCCGCCCCGTGCGGCGGGTTCGATCACTCGTAGTGTTCACGCCACTCGTCGGTGGCTGCTGCTAGTCGTCCGTTCTGCTTCACGTCCGCTGCGTATGTGTCACCGAACTCGCCTTCCGGGCAAAGTGGAGACGTGAC